TAATATTTTAGCATTTAATCAATGTTTATATACAACTGTAGATACTCAAAATACTGCTCCAAATTTAAATTACGGAACCGTAGAGGAATCCATTGATATTAAGGTATATAATGCAATTAATGGAAGTAGAATTAATAGAACTCAATTTAATTTGAACTCTAATGGAATTCAAATTTTTGCAAAACTATTTAATCCAACAAATCCATTAACTCCAGATCCATCCACTGGAATTTTTACCATTGAGAATCATTTCTTCAGCAATCTAGAAAAACTTATATACACACCAAAATCAACATTTATTGGTGTTGGTGCTAGTGCAATGCAAATTGGTGCCGGTCCAGTATTACTACCTTCTGAGGTTTATGTTATTAAATTATCAGATGATAGATTTAAACTTGCAACGAGTAAGTCTAATGCTATTTCTGGTATTGGAGTTACATTTACTTCAGAAGGTAGTGGTAATGCACACCAACTTGAAATGGATCAAAAACTTGAAAAGTCACTGATTACTATCGATAATGTTGCACAATACCCATTACTGTTTACTCCAATATCGTACAATTTGATTGGCAATATAAGTGCAGGATCTTCAATATTTGCCCTGAGTGGAATATCTACCATAGCACCAAAAAATATTCTAAAAATTGATGATGAATATATGGGAATAATTAATGTTGGATTAGGAACCACTAGCGTTGGTCCTATTACAAATAGTGGAAATGTTAATTTAGTTGAAGTAACTAGGGCATTTGTTGGGTCATCGGCAACTACTCACACCGACTCTACTTTGGCAACAATTTATAAGGGATCTTATAATATTGTGGATAGTAGTATTTTCTTTGCAGAATCACCAAGAGGAAATCCACAAATAGAAAGAGATTCTAGTAATTTGATTTTTGAAACTTCAGATTTTACCGGAAGAGTTTTCTTAAGAAATAATTATACATCAAATCAATTATATGATGATATTTCCAATCAATTCACCGGTATTGGTAGAACTTTTACATTAACAGTTGGTGGTGCAAATACTGTTGGTTTGGGAACTAGTGGAGGAAATGGAATTTTGTTCATAAATGGGGTTTTCCAAACTCCAACAACTATTAATAACCCAGAAAATAATTTTAGTATTATTGAAAATACCATTTCTGGAATATCTAGTGTGGTATTCTCTGGTATTAGGGATCCAGATGATCTTGATATTATTACCTCAGAATTTGATATAAATCAGAATCAAACCCCTAGAGGAGGGATAATCATTTCATTAGGTTCTTCTACTGGACTTGGATATGCACCCCTTGTAGGGGCATCAGTAACTGCTGTAGTTGGTGCTGGAGGTAGTATAGTATCTGTTGGATTAGGAACTACTGATAATCTAGGTTCTGGTTATAATGGTATTGTTTCAATAGGAGTATCTGTATATCAAAGTGGTCATATTGGAGATACGGCAAGCATAACTGCATCTGTTGAAGATGGAGGAGAACTTTCCTTTACTATTGGCGCTGGTGGAACTGGGTATACAAATCCTAAGATATTTGTATCTGAACCAACATATGAAAATCTTGAGGTGGTTGGTGTATCTAGATTAGGACTTGGTGTAACAACAGATACTGGAATAGGTCTTTTACTTAATGTTGAAGTTGGGGCAAGTTCTACAACTGGAATAGGATCAACATATTTTGAAGTCTCTAGATTTAGTATTTCTAGACAAGGATATTCATTCCAAAGGGGAGATGTATTTAAACCAGTTGGATTAGTTACTGCTAAAGGATTGACATCTCCACTATCAGAGTTTCAATTGACCGTGGTTGATACATTTTCAGATTCTTTTGCCGCTTGGCAGTTTGGAGAGTTTGATTACATAGATTCTATAAAAAATTATCAAGACGGTGTTAGAACAAGATTCCCACTATTTTATAATAATGATTTATTGAGTTTTGAGGCATTGGAAGATTCTCAAGTAAATCTTTCAAATGCACTACTAATTGTTATAAATGGAGTAATTCAAGATCCTGGAGTTGCATACGAATTTGATGGTGGAACCAGTTTCGTATTTACAACTGCTCCTAGATTTGAGGATAATGTTGCAATTTTCTTCTATAAAGGAACTGATGGTGATGATGTTGTTGTAAATACTTCAATTAATGAAACTATAAAGCGAGGTGATGCTGTACAAGTTCTTAAGAACAATTCAATTCCCGGAACAATTACACAAGACAAGAGAACTGTATTTGATTTATCATCCTCAGATAAGTTTGAAACTAATTTATATTCAAATCTGGGAGTTGATTCTGAAAATAATAAACCACTAAGTTGGATTAAACAAAAAGTTGATAGGAAAATTAATGGAGAAGATGTTTATAAAACCAGAGATTCTATTGAGTCTTTGGTTTATCCAACCGCTAAAATTATCAAAGATTTTTCAACCACAAATGGTGAAATATTTGTAGATGATGTAGAATTCTTTAAATATGATAATATTAAAAATGATGGTAGTGTAGATAAACCTTTTAGTTCTTTGATTGTTAATGGGATTTCAACTACTGTAAGTGGTGCAATTGAATTAATTTCAAATATTACTTCAATTGATGGATTCTCTGGAACTATTACTGGAATTGGAACCACAACAGGTAGTGGTGGAAATCCGTTGGCGCTCAGATTTACTTTAGAAGGACCTGTTGGATTTAGTGGAATTCAAACTGGATATCCAATATACATCTTCGATACTAGAGTTGGTACAGGAGTAACTTCTATTGATACTTCAAATTCTGCAGTGGTAGGAATTGGAACGACATTTTTGGATAATATCTACTATATTCATCAGTTCTCTTCTAGTGCCACAGTTGGAATTATTACTTGTAATATATTATCAACTACATCTACGATTGGACTCTCTTCCTCTGGAAATACATCAAATCCTGTTGGCAAATATTCTTGGGGTAGAATGTCTGGATTTAGTAGATCAGGTTCTCCAATTTCAATAGGAGTAACCGGAAATACTGTGGATGTTGGATTATCAACTTTTGCGACGATCCAAAGAAGAGGAGTTGGCATTAGACAAACCGGGGCGCTTCCAAAACTATTATAAATACTTAAAAAATATTAATATGGCGGCAATAGTAACGGATCAATTTAGAATATTAAACGCAAGTAATTTTATAGATTCTGTAACTAGAACTAGCGGTAACGATTCTTACTATGTATTTTTAGGTTTAGATAATCCAGTACAAAATTCATTCGGAAGAACTACCGATTGGAATACTAACATTCCAAATCCAACAGATAATTTAGAATATTTAAGTCATTATAGAGATACCTCTTTATTTGGTAAAAAAATTACATCCAGTAATATTAGAAGACTCATAAGAAAGGTTACTTGGACTTCTAATACATCCTATGAGATGTATAGGAATGATTATAGTATTCAAAATCCAACACCAAATTCAAACTCAAGCAGATTATACGATTCAAATTATTATGTAATTAATAGTGATTTTAGAGTTTATATTTGTATAGATAATGGTTCTTCTGGAACTAATTTGAAAGGTGGTAAATCACAAGATGAACCCACATTTACAGATTTAGAACCTTCGGCAGCAGGGATAAGTGGAGATGGATATATTTGGAAATACCTATTTTCAGTATCTCCAAGTGATATTATAAAGTTCGATTCAACTGAATATGTTGTCGTTCCTAATGAGTGGAAAACGTCAACAGATTCTCAAATTGTAAGTGTGAGAGAAAATGGAGATTCTGGGCCAACAAATCCAAATCAAATTAAAAAAGTATATATTGAAAATAGTGGACTTGGATATAGTTCTGGTGTTGTTGATATTATTGGAGATGGATCTGGTGGTAGAGTTTCCATATCAGTTAATAGTAGTGGATCTATTACATCTACTCAAGTTGTCGTAGGTGGTTATGGATATACCTGGGGTATTGTTGATTTAGGAAGTCTTCAGCCTAGTGGAAGTCTTCCAAATCCAGCAAAACTAATACCAATCATTCCACCATCAAAAGGACATGGTTACGACATTTACACCGAATTGGGAACTGATAAAGTATTGGTATATGCCAGATTTGACGACTCAACAAAGGATTTTCCAACTGATACTAAATTTGCACAAGTTGGAATTATAAAGAATCCAACTACTTTTTCTTCAGATACTGTTATTTTTACAGAAAATCAATATTCATCACTCGGAGCGATTAAATTAACTTCAGATTTTATTGGAACTCCCACTATTGGAGGAGAAATAACTCAAACTGTAACTGGAGGAACTGCAAGAGGTTATGTAGCATCATATGATAATG